TACAGCTTTCTTGATACCATTGTAAGCTGTAGTAGCAGCCGCCATAGCTGTAAAGGGATCAACCATCTTACTTAGCCATATCCCTATGGTCTCTGTTGATGTAACGTAGTTCACTCTCCATAACGGCTATACGTTGCTTAAGCTTATTGATCTCATTGATAGCTAAGGTCATAGAGGCAAGTTCATCCCACAACTCTTCTATGTCACCCCACACATACTGTATCTCTACGCTATTGCTTTTAACATCACGCTTAAGGTTAATGTTATCCTCAATAGCCATACGTGAGCCTAGCTGACTGACAGTCTCTTCTAAACTAGAGATGGTAGATGCCTGTTGAGACACCCACCATACACCGCCTGCAAGCTGTACAGCCATAGCTACAACAAGAGCTATAGGGAGTTTTACGTTTTCCATAGCTTTACTAGCCTCTACTTAAACTTAATTTCTATAGGACATACGTAGTTGTAACTCACTCTGTACACCCTGTCGTACCACGTACCGTTCTTAGTTAATCCACAATCGTAGTAACAATACTGAAACAGTCGGTTACCGCTCTGTGTCCAAGCATGGTTAAACGAAATGAAAGCAAGGACACAGAGCATTACACTAAGACCTAATAGGCACAGCAATATCTGCAACAAGAAATATAGGAAGATTTACGTTTTCCATAGGCAGACTAATTTTTAAATAAACGTGTCAGTTATTTGTAGTTGTAGTATTTGTTGTACTTGTCGTAGTGCTAGTCTCAACAACGGCAGGGTCAACAACGGTAACTTGTGCAATATCCGCCATTGTGTCGTTAGTGTGTATAGCTACATCAGAATTATTGTTGCTGTTTACTATAGCTACATCTTTGTTGTTATCCGACTGAGTTCTAGCAACCAAACCATTTACAGCAATGCCAGCGGCTTGTACTGTAGAGGGCACAATAACACTGGCCCAGGCCAATGCAGTATCACCTCCAGAGCGAGGGGCAGCATGGTTAGTCTTACCTTGGTTTTGCATCATCATAGCAGCGGCTACAGCACCAGTATCGCCCTGTCGTGCAATCTCTTTGATAGCTTCCATACGAGCCTTCTCAGTTTCGGCTACAGCTAACTGGTAGTCGTAATTCATAACTACGTCATTCTTGGTAGAACAAGCTGCAAGAGCTAATGCAGGTATCAATAGAAGATGTTTCATTGTATCTTTTCCTCTAGGGTTTAGTGGGCCAGTCAGCGTCTTCTAAGTTAGGCCAGTTATCGTGCGCTGTAATATCACGCAAAGCCTGACGATAAGTTGTCATACCCGAAGTCATTGTTACATCTGACATACCAGTCCAGTCTGTTTCACTTAGGAGTGTATTGCGTTTGTCTCTATTAACCCCAGCTATAGTATTATCATACTCTGTAGTCTCTTCTGAGGTTTTAGCTGATACAGTCCAGCCTAAAGTCCATACACCGCCTACAAGACTTGGTGTACTTTCTTTAGCACTGTTTTGTGTTCTAGGTGTGTAGCTAGGTTGCTCTGCTTGAGTTACAGGATAGACACCATAGCTTTCAAGCATATCTGTTGATATTTGCTTTGGGAACGATGTATTTGGGTTATCACGGCGCAGTTGCCCTACGGAATAGGGGTATGTATCTACATTACCGTTTGTGATTTTAACGTACATTTAAGTTTCCTCTTTAAGTTATGCAGGGCTGAATCTAATTAAGAAGTCTACTTCGCCATTAGGGTTTTTATTGTACGATATAGCACCAGATTCTGTTCCGCCTTCAGATATTTTATATCCAAAAGTAATAATTTTATCATACTGCTGATTATCATAATACACAGTACCTCCTTGTGGGTCTTCGTAACCAGACGGTAAAGTGTAGGATGTTATAGTGTCATTATACGGCCCTAAAGCAAGGTTTACAGACACTATTAAGTCTCCTGCATTTGCTGAGAGGCTAGGAGTACCTGAAGTGTAAGTTAAATAACTGGAATATTTATTAGGGTAATCAAAAGCGTTGTTATTTACTTCTTGTATATCCCAACTTCCAGCAAAAACAACTAACATTACATTAGTGTTTCTATCCCAAAACTGATCCATACCAGAAGAGTTATACACACTTGTTTCTGTACCATCTAAGTAAGAATCGCCAGACCCATAAGGTAAAGTAGCAACTCCTGTAGCATGACCCCCACCTGGACAGCTGGCCTTATAGTGAACCGTCATAGGATCACCCGTAGTGCTTACATAAGGAGCGGCACCAGGATTGCCTGTATAATCGTTTAGATCATATCTAGCGTTACATAACCACAGAGGGGTGTCACCAGATTCAATACCTATGTTTGTAAGAGGTGTACTTGGGTCTGTGTCACCTTTATCCCATTCAAAACCTCTAAATACACCACCCCCAGCGGCACCAGCAGCACTAAGTAGACCATTCTTCCAGTTTTGCATTAGCCTTACCCCGCAGCATCAATAGAAAGTGCGCCATACCAATTCGTGCCGCCATCTACTGTATAGAAGACTAGTACGTCAGTCTCACCAGAAGCAGGTGCATCAGGAGCAGTAGCAGCAGCCCAGTCTACTGAGCTAGGCCATGTTAGAGTGTGTGTGCCGCCAGCGGTGACTTTCAGTACGAAGCCGACAGTAATGCCAGACGTTACGCTGGAAAAAGTGAAAGTAGTGTTACCTGATGTAGTAAGAGCAAAGCTGCCAGCGTTGTCTGCATCAATGGTAGGTGTAGTGCCTGACAGTGCATCGTAGTCTTCGTGTACAGCTTCAAATAGCACAGTGTCTGTCGTGGACAAACCTTGGTTGATAGCTTTAACAGCAGTGATGTCTGTAAGCTCACTGTCCATCAATGCGCCTGCGGCTGTGACGTTAGCTGTATCGGTTACGTTTGCACCAGCTTCGATACCTGTCAGCTTAGATTGTTCAGCATCAGTGAAGGCATTTGTGTTAGCGTTGCTTTCGTATGCTGTTTTAATCTCACCAGCAGTTTGGTCAGCAGTAGCACCAGCCTCAATGCCATCCAGCTTTGTACCGTCAGCAGATACATCACGCCCATCAATGTTACCTGTGCCTGTAATGTTGTTACCATTAAGGTCCAGATCACCGCCTAGCTGTGGTGTAGTGTCCTCTACAACATTAGCAAGCAAAGACCCTGCAGTAAAGCTACCTTGTTCCCACGCAGAGCCGCTCCAGATGTACAACTCATCAGAAGTACTATTCCAGTACAGCGCACCTGTTACAAGAGCATCACCGTCATTGTCTACAGTAGGTGCAGAAGCTTTAGCGCCAAGGTAGCGATCATCAAAGTCATCATACGATGCAGCGGCTGCAGAAGCAGAGTTGCTTGCATTAGTTTCACTTGTTGCAGCGTTAGTCTCAGAAGTGGCTGCATTAGCAGCACTTGTAGCTGCAGCAGTAGCAGAGCCAAGAATGCCATCTACATAGGTCTTAGTAGTAAGATCAGCGTTGTCTGTAGGGGTGTAAGTTGTAGTAACCTTGTTAGCGCCCATGTCTATGGCACCAGTCATAGTACCGCCAGACAAAGCAAGGCGAGTATCACGCTGTGTGTCTACATACGCCTTAGTAGCAGCGTCTTGGTTAGCTGTCGGATCACCCATACCAGTAATCTTAGAGGTACTCATAGCAATAGCACCTGACATGGTTCCACCAGACAGGTTAAGCTTAAGTGCATCTTGTGTGTCTACATAACCCTTACGAGTAAGTGTATCGTCTGTAGCAGGCGTGGCTGTAGAAGTAGCTTTGTTTGCACCAAGGGTAATGTCACCTGTCATTGTACCACCAGCTAGTGGTAGCTTAGTAGCAATACTGTTCGTTACAGTAGTAGAGAAACTAGCGTCATCGCCCAGCGCAGCAGCTAATTCGTTTAACGTGTCTAGTGTACCAGGGGCTGCATCAACAAGTGCTGTTACTTCAGCGTCTACGTAACCTTTAGTAGCTGCATCAGAAGAGGCGCTGGGCGTACCCAAGCCTGTTACAGTGTTACCACCCATCGTGATGTCACCAGACATGGTGCCACCAGTAAGGTTAAGCTTCAAAGCGTCATTCGTGTCTACGTAGTTCTTTGTAGCAGCGTGTTGCGCTAGTGTAGGATCACTGACGTTAAGCAAGGCTGTACTTGTAAAGTCTACAGTACCATTAACTACAAGGTCATTCAGGGTTGTTGTACCTGTAGAGGCAGTTACGTTACCTGTAAGGTCACCAGTAACGTCACCCGTCACATCGCCTGTCAGGTTACCTGTTACGTTACCTGTGACATTACCTGTAAGACCACCAGTAAAGCCTGTGTTGGCTGTAATGGTTGTGCCTGTGATAGCTTGAGCAGATGCACCACCAATAACTGCACCGTCAATCGTACCGCCATTAATGTCAGCACTTGCAAGTGTAGCCTGACCAGATGTAGTAACGGTAGTAAAACTACCCGCTGCAGCACTAGAAGCACCAATGATAGTACCGTCGATAGCACCACCATTAATATCTACAGTAGCGTGGGTAGAGTTACCTGTAGTAGTAAGGCTACCAGCAGACATAGCACCTGTGAAGGTAGACGTACCTGTTACATTAAACGTACCACCTACAGATGCGTTACCTGTAGTGTCCATTGTAGTGAAGTCAGCAGCAGCAGGAGTAGTGGCACCAATAGTAGTACCGTCAATGTTACCACCCGTAATAACTACAGAGTCAATGTAGCCGATGCCATCAATGTACAAGTCTTTGAACTCAGCACCTGTGGCACCAAGGTCAATGTCATCATCAGTAACAGGCTTAAGCACGCCGTCTTCCAAGCGAATCTGCTCAACAGCAGTTGCTGATACTTCATTGTAGAAACTAATACGGTTGTTTGTTGTATCTACTACAACTTTATTTAGTGCATCAAGATCGGCAATGAGAGGTACATAAGTACCTTCAGAAGAAGTGCCATCGTGTTTGTGACCCGTGCTGTTGTTGAAAGCATCACGGATAGCGTTAAACTCTGCGTTTACTGGTGCAGCTTTGATAACCGCATTTGCGATAATGTCAGCTACGGACTGTCTGGTATATCCCGCCATTTAGAGTCTATCTCCCACCCCGAAAGTAATCACTATGCCTTGAATGCTGTGTGATGCGTTTGTATCGTTTGTTACGTATTTAAGTGATGCCGACTTACCTGAGCCTGAAACGTTAGTACGCTGTACTGGTGCAGGGTTACCATCAAAGATTGCTGTACTGTCATACAAGGCTTCGTTATAGTAAGCTGCAGCACCTTGTGTTGTTAGTGTAAAGTTAGTTGGGCTTAGTGTATCTACATCCTCATAGTCGTACAAGGCAGACATAACGATCTCATTGTCACCCTCAGAACGCAAGTAGGTAGCTACAGTGTAGAATACTTTACGTTGCTCTGGGTCTTGCATATGAAAGAATGGTGTCTGGAATACAGAGAAGATGTCCTCACCATCAAAGTCATTGCCTTGCTCTTGGCGGTGTACCTTACCGTTGCTATCGCCGTGTATAACAAACTCATTCTGACCAATGTAACCAGAGGTAGCACACGTAGTAAATACGCCAAGCATCTGACCGTACTCAAACTGCAGTCCGTTAGGTGTCTGTCTAAACCCACCAATAATACCCTGTCCATCTGCAGCACCAAGAAAGTATCTAAACTGTGTCTTCTGTCTAATAACTACAGCGTCTAACTTATCTAAGTCTACATCAAATACAACGTCAGTAAAGATAGACTGAATGTCTTTAGATACTGTCTCAAGGTTAACGTCACCAATTTTATCAGTACCAGTAACAGGACGCAAGCCATCTTGTGATAGGAATAGTAAGTCACCACCAATTTCAACTACACTATCCGTAGCAAGACAGCCCAAGTCATCCGTAACTTCTTGCAATACAAAGTCTGCAATGTTGTTGCCTACAAGCTTACGAATATTGTTAGTACCAAAGATGTACAACGCATCACGGAAAGACTTGATAGCTACAATAGGAAAGCCTACATTAATAACACCTGCACCATCAGCAGGGTCAAAGTCAGTCTCGTCATAAGGCGAAGAGAACCACAGGTTAGTAGGCTCAGTAGCGTCACCTGCTAAGAATAGGTGGTTTTTAAATGTATGAGATACTTTAGGTGCGCTGGGCGCATTGGCATTAGTAATCTGTGTGTAGGTTGTACCGTCATACGTAGCCGCTGGATTAACACCGTCTGAGATTACTACTTTAGGTGTACCCCAGTTGTAACGAGTGAAGCGTACTTTAGGATAAGTCGATACGTCTACAGATCCAGGAGTAGTAATAGTAACCCAAGCAGATGTAGCAGTATCCCAGTAGTACAGGTAGTTGGTACTACCGTTGTCGTGTCGTGCAGCTAGGATGCCATCGTTAACACCATTAGCTACACATACGCCCAACACGTTACCAAAGCCCGGTACAGTACCATAGTCATTGCTGTAGCCACTCATCTTGCGGTAACCACCAGTAACAGCAGGCTCGTAGTTAATCAACGAGATAGCTGAACCCGGCTGTGTCTCACCCTGTGATAGCACATCACGACTGGTGTTAAGACCACCCTGGCAAAAGACTTTAAAGGAGGCTAGATTATCAGCCATTAGTAACCGCCACTAAAAGAAGATGTACTACCTCGTGTAACTACTGTAGAGCGGATCTCAATAGCATCATCCATTAAGACACGGCGCATAGACTTAATGCCATCCTCAAAGTTATTCTGGTGCATTGCAGCACTCTGCTCGTTGCTACGGAAGCGCATCATAAACATCATTGCACCATCAATAAGTACATGCTTAAAACGATCAGGGATAACTGCCACGTCATTATAAACTGTAAGGTCACTGGGGAAAGACCAGTATACGTACTCAATCTCATACGCAGCATTAGGCACAGGCGTAACACCAAAAGACTCCCCGTAAGTCTGATACACAACAGAGGGAGCAGACTCACCGTTTACTGTATCACCGCTATCGTCAGACGATCTATAGTTCTGAATGTAGTCTTCGTAGGAGATAGCCTTCAAGCGGCGAGGGCCGTTCTGTTCTGACTCAAGCTTTTTAATGTAGAAAGTATCCCAGTCTACACTTGAGTAATCTGCAGGGAAGCTGTACTGACGTGTACCTGCTGCTAGCGTTTGTGTGTAGGTAGTCTTCAGGAAGGGCCACTCTTGACCCGTCTGTAGAATAAGTCTAATGCTACTATTGATTGCATCCTTAGCTAGAGCTTGAACATTACGCACAGTATCAAAGCCATCACCTGCAGTATCAAGTGTGACTTCATTCATGCGTCTTAGTAATTCATTA